CTATTGTAAAGATACCGGACTTAACAATTTTAGATATAGCAGGACTACCTAAATCTAACCAAGATGTTTGAAATATATAGTCATAGGAAGCGTTAGTTGACGCATCACTAGCATTGATTGATACATCATAGTAGCCATCGTATTCCGCTACGGAGTCTTTTGTGCCTATAAACAATTTACCATCAAGTGTGCTTAGACCACAGGACGGACCATCAGTAAAGGACCATGTAGTAATACGTGGGTTACTAGCTCTCCGGCTTTGTGCAAAGTCAAACACGTAACACTTATTGTTTATTGGTATAAAGGTTACGACAAAACCATCTTGAGAATAATACGTACTTTTAATTGTTGATACATCTACTGTAGATAAAATTCTTGTAAGGTCATTACGAACCATTAATGATAGATCATCAATAGGAGACTTACCATCGTTAGCTACAGTACGTGAAAGTGCGCGTAGTCCCTCGTAACTCATAAAGACTACATCAGTATTAACATAAACAATATTATCTCTACCAGCTAACCCTACTCCTCTAATAATTTCATCTAGTTCTATATTTGATGGGTCATCAGCTTTTTTGTAGATTACAATAGTTTCCTTACCAAAGATAACAAGTTTGTTTTCTAAAGTAGCAAACCCAACAATCTCATCATTCCCCCAGACTGTATTTAAATCAATAGACCCTGCTGCACCGCCATTAAGTTTTTCACCAATAAGGTTGTCGGAATAAAAGACAGTGCCAGGTGCTTCAGTAATACCACCGTACCAGATACGACTAAACCCAGCAACCGCACAAGATGGATCAAAAGTAGTTACGCCTGATGGAGCTACATAAGCTCCTAAATCGTCAACATCACTCCATGTTGTACCATCGTAGTTAATTGGTTTAAGACCTGTTTGAACTCCCCACATTTCCTTATTAAAGTTAAAAAACTGCCAGTTAGCTTGAGTAATTGTCTGTGGTGAGTTAGCAAACGATTGGAGTGTCATCGTATGTGGAGTAGCACTTGTGCCTATCTTAAATATATTACTGCCCATAGCAGCGAAGTATTCTCTAGTTCTATCTGATTTAATAAACTCTCCAATAGATTTTACATCTGATATTAATGTAAAAGTTAAATCAACATTATTACCTAGCGATTGATTTGTAGACAACACTAAATTGTTTTGATCTGAAAGTGAAGCTACAGTTACAGTGCCGTTAATACCTGTACCTGTAACAGTCATACCACTTAAGATAGTTCCGCTATTATTATCAACTACAAGCGTTGTTGTACTGCTAGTTGCTCCGTTAACTTTAGCTGTAGCAGTTACGAGTTTGGATACCTGTTTAATTCCTTTTCGAGATGTAATACGACCTTGATAATCAAACACCACATTAGTTGCTTCCGTTAAAAACTCAGGGCCTAACGTGCTTTCCTGTGCTTGAGTATTAAGTCCAGCAGTTCCTAATGTGTTAAGAACAACTGGTGAGATTTGTTTAGCTGGCATACCAAGTTGTCTCGTTTACTGTTCTGTTTTGATCCTGTGTGATGGCGTCAGATAAAGCATCTTGAAAACGTGCTACAGCTATTGAGCTTGCTGTACCGCCGTCTTCTCCTCGTTCATTAAGTGCTAACATATATGCACCCAGTACAACAACATTTTCCGAAACCGTAAGCGTGTCCGTTGCGTTTGAAAGATCAGCCTGTGGCTGTACAGCATGTACTCTTATGTTGTAGGAACCATCAGGTACGGGCCAGAATGCAATCTTGTTACTGTCCGTAAGCCGATAAACGGAAGGAACACCCTGTTGTGTTGTGCCTATGTATTTGTAACGATAGTATAGTTCATCAGACATATGTTGTAAAGTCGAATCATTTGTATCGTCAATAACCTGTAGAATACGAGAACGATTATTTAAATTAGATAGTGTATATTCATCTGTTCCTGCACTTGTTGCTGCTGTCTGTATACTCCGTAGCGTACTCCAGTTCCATGAGTCTTCCACAAGTTGTTTGGATTCGTTAACAAGTTCCGATATTAACTTTTGATAAGCGTCTACTTGATCGGAGGAAGCGTCAATAACTGCTCCCGTCCAATTAGAGGAAAGAACATCTTCACGTAGTCTAATTAAAACTCTATTAATAATCTGACGATAAGCCATTACTTTTTCTTCCCATCAATAAATGTTTTAGTTCCTTTGATTACACCTTTAACACCAAATGATGCACCAAAGGCTATAATTAATAATGTCCAATACTGTTCCGGTACTTCACTTTGCAGAATAACAAATGCCTCTCCTATTCTGTCTACCATTTCCCTGTTGTCAAGAACTGCCGCAAGAAACATAGCAATAAATGGTGACGTTATAACAATGGTAAGGTATTCATCTTTCCAACTATCGTTACTATTTCTAGCCTGTATTTCGTCCCATGTCTGATCACCTTTAATTACAGCTAGTTCTTGCTCATGTTTAGCTTTTGACTTCTCTGCTTTGTTGGCAAAGTATTGTTTGCCTATATCGAATACACCGCTAACAAGTGGGCCAAGTAAAGGTAACATTAAAAACTCACAGGCTCATTTCTAATTTCCCAGTGTGGCATATCCCACTGCCACAGATCGAAACCCCAGTGTAAATTATCTACACCTACAGTTTTACAAGCCGTCTTAATAACTTTAGACAACTCTTTAAAACGCTGAAGATTATCCCAATCAATAGGGTAGGGAACCACGTCCACTGCCATAGCAGGACATAAATTATGTTTTGAATTGGGATACTGCACTTTGCTTGCACCCGACTCAAAGTATTCCTGTTGTTTTTCTTCAGTTCTATACCCTTCCAATACGGAAAAATCATAGTGTTTAATAGCTTCTTGAAGAACTAACTGAATACGTGGATCACAATCTTGTAGTTTTTCCTGGCTTCTTTTTCCAAAACTAGGCATTTGCTTTAGCTTTCTTTTTAGCAGTTTTCGATAAGTCTTTAAAGTGAACAAGTTTTTTACTGGAATTAGTATGCCTTGCTCCGGAATGTAAATCTCCATTCGGCATCTTATGACTACCGCCTTTATGTAACGTGCCGTCACGGAAGTAATGTTTCATTCCTTTTGCCATTTAACTTTTCCTCTTTTTTTTCCAACCAGCTTTCATATTAGCATACGCTTTTTTACTAATCGTCGATTTACTTTTAGGTCTAGACTTGCCAGCCTTTTTACGTTTGTTTATATTTTCTACAAGGGACATATTATCACCATTTCTTACAGGACCAATAACGGGCCGTTAGTTTTGAAGGGGGGCTTGTATCGCACTTATGTCTTGCTCTAAAACTTTTTCTACGTTTAGGCTGATCCTTTTTAATGGTCATGTTGGCATCACCAAATCGAATAAGTTTTGTTGTATCACCTTCTTTAGCAAGTACGGCAAACTTTTTACCACCCTTACGTGACCGTTTAGGTTTATTGTATCCTGAAAAAGTTTCCCCTGCCCTAGTAATAGCCATTATTTTTTCTTCTTTTTCTTCTTTTTCTTTTTCGGTGGAGTTTTATACATTACTTTACCATAAGACATATTTAATCTCCTTTAATTGATGGATGTCTACCATTGTGCATGTGAGCTAGTGCATCTAAATTTTTATGTACGACTCGCATTTCAGTTCTAAGTTCAGATATTTCCCTATGTTGTGCTTCTAGTTTTCCCGGTGATAATATTGTAGAGAAAACTTTATTCTGATGTTTTATTACAGCCCTATCTGCATCGGCTTGGTCTATACGTGTGTTAATATCGTTAAGCACTTTTTCCATTTCAGCAATGTCCTGAATAACTCTGGACAGTTGAGACTTTACTACTGCAAATGCACCAGCCAGTGAAGCTAATAGTGTACCAAATTGTACAAGTTCTCTTACACCAAATTCCATGTTAGCTCACCGCTGGTCCAGATGTTGCAGCCCAATATAAAAACCAACCAATTCCACCAGCAATAACTATAACGGCTAAACCTTTGGCAACTTCCATTAACATAATCTTACGTTTTTCTGCACGTTCTTCAGCATCAATCTTTTCTTGTTTCTCACGTTTCTTTTTATCGGCAATTCGTTTCTCACGTTCTTCAAGTATAAGGTCCCAAGTAGATTTTTCACCTGGCTTAGATGGCCACTTTGAGTTAATTTCTGTCTTAAGGTCATCAAGTTGTTGTTTAAGTTGTTTTTCCTCTATAACCGCAGCAGCGGCAGATGACATTGAAGTTTCTGATCCATCGTCTTTAGCTCGTTTCTGTAGTATACTTTTGTTTTTTTTACCTATTGAGCTACCAGCTTTGTGGTCTTTATTATTCTCATGTTGTTCTTTTGCTTGGAATAAACCATCTAATCCATGTGCGATTTCTTGGACGCCTCTAGCAGATTTTACTAGAGTTTTAGTGGCGGCTATTGCGGCAGCTATTGTAAGTGGGTCCATACACTATCTCGCTCTTGCCTGTGCTACAGTGTCTCCACCAAATGGGTTCTCAGCAAATGCGAGGTAGATGTAAGTACCAGAATTATTAGTCCCAGCATTAAGAGAGCGTAA